CATCCATTGCTAACGAAGTAGCTCTGTTTACAAACATCATGTTTTCTTCAATAGCCCCTTGCTTATCGAATTCAGCTAAGATAGCATCAAATTCAGCTAAATCAGTTGCAGCATTTACACCAGTAACACCAGTAGTAACATTACCTCTATCTTCGATAGCATCAAATAAACCTTGAGTACCTACTAATTGAGCAGCTCCTCCTAATTCAGTGTCAACAACATTCGCTCCAGAACCTTTAACAGACTCAAGCATAGACATTTCTAAGTGGTCAGTAAAACGAGCTCTTGTATCAGCTTCAGCTTTTAAGTACCATAAGTAACCAGATTGCCCATTTTCAGCAGCAACTTCAACCCACCCAACTCTCGAAGCGTCAGATCCTGAAATAACATAGTTGTCTTTCATGATGATCGGCTTATTAGAGAACGACTTGAATGTAGCTTCGTTAGATCCCTTAGTAGTTAATCCATCATAAGAATCACCTTTCTTATATTCAGATCCATAAACTAATAATGTTGCTACCTCAGCTGTTTCAGCCAAAGCCACACAAGTTGCAGCGTCATAAGGAGCTACTGTAATCTCTGCTCCACTCACACCTGTAACTAAAGCTTTTACAATAACGCCTGCTGTTGAGATCATTACTGTATCATGATTTCTAACCCCATGGTCAGCTACTGCAAATCCATCAGCGGCAACGTTTCCATCGATATCAGAAAACACCGTGAATGTACCTGTAGTATTACCATCACGATCAACTGTCCCCTTTAAAGAGATGTGCAATCTTGATTGCTCAGACCATACAACTTGATCAGCCGTCATAGACTCTTCAGCTCCTACTTGTGAAAGAAATCCAGATATAGTCCTAGGACCAAATACCTCTGCTTCTTTCTCCATAAGATCTGGTAAATATTGTTGTGCCCAACCTTGACCTGCTGTAGAAGCTAAGTCTAAGTAGTTTGTTGATAGTGTTTGCTGCTGTGAGCTTGGTACACTATTCAAATTCCCTCCCGGGTTTGATATTGCCATTTTTTTATTTTTTAATTAATTGTTACTTCTTGATTTTAAATTTAAATTCGCCAGACCCACTGTCCAGGACTTTAGCTTTAAAACCACTCTCCGTAACCGCACTGTGCGATTGTCGCGGAGACATATTCACATTCTTAGCTTTAGCAATGCTATCTTTCATAGCGTCTGCCTTGCCTTGATCGTAAAAGTGCTTTGCAACAGCATCAGCGTTCATAGCTGTGTAAAGAGACTTATGATAACCCTTTGCGTCTTTTAAACCATTCTTCTTATCCAAAAACTTTTTGGTAAAATTGTTTATATCGCTTTGGTTAACTCTAACCTCATCAGCATTCTTAACATTAAACCTATACTTCTTATCACCGACCTCATATTCAAAACCTTTGAATTTGTCGTTGAAGACCTCATCGGTCTTCTGTGTAAAAATATCAGAATTTTGTTTGACTGACTGCTTAGTTGCGGCCGATTCCTCATTGTATCGGCTAAAAAAATCTACAGCTTTCTGTTGCTCTCCGGTGAGTTTCGATCCGGCTTTGATTTCCCCATAGTATTTGGATTTAGACTCTTCCAAGTGAGCTTTTGCGTTAGCTACCTGTTCTTTCAGTGCTAATTTTTTTCTTCGTATATCTCTGTCCTCATCAACGTCCTCGTCAAATGAGAAAGTGTCTTCCATTAGAAAACTCACCTCCTCAGCATCTAAGTGCGGCTTTGTCTGAGTGTAATACTCCTTTAGTAGAGAAGTGTCGTCTAATTTGCTATAGTCTCTATTTAACTTAACGTAGTCATTTATGTCACCACCAGTCTCATCTATAAAATCAACTAGCTTTTGAATGTTCTCTGGTAAGGGCTTACCGGTAGCCTCAGCCTCCGCTATCGTCTCCAAAACGTTTTCTTCAACCTCGGCGACCTCTTCTTCAGTAACCTCTTCTAGTACTGTAGCTTCTTGTGCTTGAACTTCCGGTTGTACTTCTTCTTGTTCTTGTGCGGTGTCGGCATTTTCAACGCCATCAACCACTCCGCTGTCGTCAACGTTACTTTCTTTAACTTCATCTTCTGTCAGGGTTTTGGGGTTACTTAAATCTACTTTGATTACACTGTCATCTCCTGCACTGTCAAAATTTGTTTCTTCTACCTGCGTAATCTCCTCGACTACGTTTTCTTTTTCTTCTTCCATAATATAATATAATAATAATTAATAAACTTACCTAGGATTAAAATCCCCCAACCCAAAACCTCCTCCTAGTATATCATTACCCGCTGACTCGAAGTTCTTAGGTGGTTTTTCGTTCTTTCTTTGATCTATGAGCTCTGATTGCTGGGACGCTTGTATCTTAGTTCGTTCGTCCTTTCTATCTTCCTTCTCTTTGTCTCTTCCTTTTACGTTACCCTCATCTGCTCCTTTCAATTGCATATTCATTTCGAATTCCATTTGCATTAGTTCCTTCTTATACCCGACCTCCTGCTGCATTTTCTGTGAGTCAAGCTGAGCTTTCAGTTGCTCAAGTTCTGATTGACTAGCAGTCAGGGCTTGGTTCTTTTTCATTTCTGATTGAGCAGCCGCTTCTGCTGCTTGCTGGTTCATCTGCGATTGCATCTGTATATTCTGCTGCTGGGACGCTTGGTCTTTGTCCAATTTCTTCTTCCTGCGAATCTTTAGTAGTTGGTTGGCTAACTTGATGTTTTTTATATCCCTAATGTCGATAGCGTCGGCTAACTCAATTATTTGTTGCTGCAAGGCCATCTGAATATTGTTTTCCAAAACCATTTTTTCTTCTTCGTCCGGCATTAGATCTATAAATATCCCAAAATCATATAAATGCAGGTCAGCCATCTCTTGCAAAGTAGCCACGTTGTGCACCCCGATTTGTTGTATGAATGCATCCTTAGTCGGAGAGTACTCTAGTATATCTGAGATTCTCAAGGATAAGCATTCCGCGACCTCTCCCGTTAAAAACAGCCCGGCTTGTAGTATATGCCTAGTCGCAGTGTTTGAATTGGCAGCCGCTAACTTCTGAACACCAACTAAAGCATTCTTATCAGGAGTACTTCCATCTCTTGCTTCGTTAAGACCAGTTACATCCCTTATCATTTGCAAGTAGTAGTTATACGTACCAATTAATGATTGCATCTTTTGCCCCCCACTCCCTGAAGAAATTTCCTGTATAGGTATTTTCCCTGGGTTTAGGTCTCCGTCGGCTGTGAAACTTCTCCCTATAACAGACCCTGTCTGGAAGAACATGTTCAAGGCTTCTTGCGGACTGTAGTTCGTTCCGTTGCCCAAATCAATCTCTGCTAAACCATCAGCATCTAAATAGACTCCATCAGGAACTAGCCTAGACATTACTTGTTGTAGCTTTAAATGAGTCAACTGGATCATATCCGCAAACCCCGTGATTCTACCGACTAAAGACTCTATCTTCCCGTTGTACATCCTAGGGGCAACAATAGCGTAGTTCATTTTAACCTTAGTATAGTCACTTTTAGGTCTAACCATATTTCTTGCCATTTCCCATTTCAGCAACTTCTCGTTGCCTACGATCATAGCCCCCTCGTATAAACACTCTATAGATCTAGACATCTTCCCAAATCCTCCTTCTAAATCCTCAGGGGGGTTGAAAGTGTCTTCTTTAGGAATGATCTTACTTGCCCCCGAAGCAGTCTCCTTAGTCTTGTACACCTCGTTCATGTACGTCTTATAATTGAAGTACATCACTTGGACAGAGTTAGCATCTTTTCCATCACGAGAATCCCCACTCCCGTTGTTAGTTATTGGGTGAGCCGTGTTTTTAACGATCTCCTCCAAATCAGCTTGTGTTAAGTGAGGAAATTGCTTAACCAACTCGTTTATTGGAATAGACTTCACCTCTCCTACATAATATATGTCGTCGAAGTAAGGTGAATCTGTATGAGAGTAGACTAAATTAGCAGGATCCACATAATCGACAACAACCCCCTCTGAAGTGTTAAACACCGTTTTAACAGCTCCAATACCTAAGACTGTTAAGTCATAGTAAAAGCGTTTCTTAGTTAACTCGTAATTGTTACCGTCCATTAGAACGTTTATCGCTTG